GCCTTGATCTGCGCGTTCTGCTCGTCGATCTTCAGCTTCTGCATCTCATACGACTGCATGACCGCCTGGATCTGCTGCTGCGTCTGCTCCATCATCTGCGACATCTGCACGATCTGCTGCCGCATCATCTGGGCTTCCGGCGACTCGTCGGTGTTCTCCAGCACCTTCGGGTCGAGCATCTTCTCGAACCGCTTGGCCATCGTCTCCGCGCCCGGCCAGTCCATGTTCTTGACGAACAGGTCGCCCGCGACGCCCCACAGCGCGGGGTTGGTCTGAAGGATCTGGCCCATTGTGTCCATCGCCTCCTGCTTACGGGTCATGTAGCTGGGGCCAGACGACACATGCACGTCGTAGGTGCCGACGTTCGGGTTGTAGATCTTCATGATCTCAATACCCTGTTCGTCGACGATCTTACGCACGGCCTCCGGCTGCGCCGGATTGATGCGCGCCATGCCGACTTCACCCTCGACGTTGATGATACGGGCGACACGCTGCGTGTCGTAAATCTTCGGGATCAAATCGACCAACTGACGCGCGACATATTTTATCGCCCGCGCGAGGTTGTCGACATAATGATAAGTAGACGTGTCGCCTTGCCGCTCCCGAGCGAGGATCGCACGCCCCGTGCGTTCATTGGAGGTCGCCCCAATGCTACTGTCGTACTGGCCCGTGGTCGATTTAATATCTTCCCCCGCCCCCATTTTAGCTTGAATGAGTCCCGTCTGGGCCAGAGGCGGTTGCGCGCGCTCAGGAAGGGGAAGAGGGTTTCCAGCACCATCACTAACGTCCGGGTTGACCTCAAGATACGGCCAATTGTTCGTGTTGGCCGTCTTCCATTGCATTTCATAGCCTTCGAACTGGCCGCCATAGCCAATGAAAGGCGCTTTCGGAGCCAGCGCGAGCATTTCCGCTTCTTGGCTGACCCAATAGTTATACATGCGCTGCGCGTCTTTCGCGTTGCGCACAAGTCCACTTATGTAAATCTGTCCGTCAACCTCAAACTCGTTGCCGATGACGCGCACGACGGGAATATATTTGCCCGCCCACTCGCGTTCCTCAAGCACCTCATAACCGTTGGTCTTGATCCACATGACGCGGCGGCGCTCGCTCTCACGCGACTTGATCGGCTTGCCATAGGCCGCTTTGAGGCGCTTGTCCTCCGGCGTGCCAGAGAACGCCGTCACATTGTCCGGGTAGAGGTTGAGCGTTTCGCGCTTACTGTCGATGTAAAAGTACTCAGCGATGCGCACCGTCTCTTGGCTAACCCACATGCTCAACGTCTGGTCGCCCACGCCCTGACTCATCATGCCGGTCACAGGCGTTGCGTCGGGATACATGCGCTCGTATTCGGCCTTCGGAATGTCTTCCGTAATAAAGCAATAATTCGCGTCCTGACCGCACGGATCTTGAATCATTGGATCCATGTAAACGCTGAAGCTGCTACGCACGCGGCCGATGCGAATGTCTTGCTCGAACGAATTTTCGTTCGTGTATTCGGTCAAAATGCGAATGTAACCTTCGCCGTATGTGACCTGATTATCGCAGGCGGTGTCATAGGCAACGTCGGCGTCTGACATATACTCAATGTGCCGCACGATGCCGTCGAAGATCTCCGCGACCTCCGGGTCAGCGTTCTCGTCGGCGGGTATGACGCGCGCGGTCGGTCGGTTTTGTCTTTGCTCGTTCGTCACGAGTCGCACATGCTGCGGCAGCTTGTTGATCGTCAGGCACGGGCGCGCGTTGATCGTCTGGCCCTGCACCGCGCCGCGTGTCGCCAGCACGTCCGCCGGCCATTGCCACGCGTTATCCGGCGAGCCCGCCATGAAGCGCAGGTCGTCTAGCTCATCTTCTCTTGAGTCAGAATAGGCCGCCATCGCCACCGTAAAGCGGTGACGCATCGTGGCCAGACGGTCATCGTCCGGGTTGTCGCTTACTTTGCCAGCGGCGATTACATCATCACTTGCCACAAGATTTGCCCTTGCTCATTTTGCCGGGTTTGGCCGCTGCGCGCTTGGTCGAGTAGGCGATGGCGACGGCCTGCTTTGGCGGTTTGCCGGCCTTGATCTCAGCGGCCACGTTCTTACGGAACGCGTTCTTCGATGTTGACTTAACGAGCGGCATTATTTTTTCCTCGTCTTAGCTGACTGCTTGAACGCCTTGGCGGTCGGCGCGCCCTCTGCGCCCGGCTTGCGCATTTTCTCGCCCGACCCGGCTTTGACGCGCGCGCGCTTTGCGTGAATGTTGGCGTAGAGGCCCGGCTTACTTGCCACAGTTCCACCTCCGCATTGACGCCTTCGCCCGCTCCGCGTTCTTCGACTTAGCGACCACGCCGCCCATGCGTGCGCAGAAGCTGGCCTTACGGCCCTTGTCGGCCTCGCTCTTAGGATTAGGAGCCGGCGGCTTCAGCTTGCTGCCCGTCGCGGCGTTATACTTAGCCCGGCCCTTGGCCGTCAGCCCCGCGCCAGCTTTCGTCGACAGCTTCTCGCCTCGACCAACGGACAGCGATACCGACTTCTTGGCCATTAGTGTCCCATCCATCCTGAAGAGGCTGTTCCACCACCATAACTGACGCGCGGTCTGTTGTCCATCGGCCGCGCCTCTCTGTGCGCCACAGGATACGCGAACGTTACCGCGATAGCGTCCGCCGCGTCTGGGGACGCCAGCCCGCGCGCCTTCATGTCTTTCTTGCTCTCTAGGAATATAGTCCCTTTACTGTCGGGCTTCATCATCGGGCCTGTCAGGTCGGACTTTAGGAAGCGGTCGTTTGGGATGCTGGCGGTCTTCAGCCACTCCCGCATGGCGTGCCACATCTCGGCTCGCTTGTTCCCGAACATGATCGGACGGGAGGATTTGCTGCCGAAGTTCACGCCTCTGATCTTGTAGCGCTGCTCCTTCAGCCGGTCGACGACGCCCGCCCCTAGCCCACCCTCGTCCACGACGACGAGCGCTGGGCGGAACTCTTCGATGATGTCGATCACGCGGCCTACGACCTCCATCGTGTCATCGCCGCGGTAGCGCCGGATGCCGATGATGTCGCGTCCCTGCCGGATAGCGATGACCGTGGCGTCCGCCCCGAACCGCGCCGGGTCGACTCCGACGATTATCGGCGCCGTCTGATCTTGTGACGGTGCGCGTGTCTGCGCCTCCATGACCAGTGACGACGGTATGAACTGGTCGTCACTCGCGTTCGGGAAGGCTCCGTAGACCTCAACATGCGCTTGGCTAGAGTCGGGTCCGTATTCGTCGATAATCTGCTGATAGACTGCCTTATCAGTTCCCTCCACGCTTCTGGCGTCAACAACCTTGTTTCGCCAGAAGTCGCGCTTGTTGTGGAAGCACTCGTAGAAGTATCCGCTGTTTCGGCGCGGGTTGCTAAAACTAAGCCAAAAACGATTAGGAGTGTTCTCTGTAAAGAAGCCACTGGCCACCGCCCAGATAGAGTCATCAATACCGCTGGCCTCGTCGAACACCAGCATGACGCCCGCGAAGTTATGCACGCCCGCGTAGCTGTCAGGGTTCTCGGCCGACCACAGCCGCCCCTCCACGCCCCAGTAGCGCGTGCCCAGCTTCAGATCCCGTTCCACCAGTTCCGCGATCCACTTGGCCGGCAGCACGCGGGTGGCGCTAACCTCAAACCAGTGGCTGTTAAGGCTCATACTGAGCCACTTGGTTATCTCGGCCCAGGTGACGCTGCGTAGCTGGGCTTCTGAGTTGGCCGACACGATAGTCGTCGAGCCTATCCGGGTCGTCAGCATCCAGATCACGAGCCAGCTTACGAGGGCTGACTTGCCGATACCGCGCCCGGAGGACGTGGCCATGCGGAAGGTTTCGTAGTCAACTTTGCCGTTGTTTACGCGGATATGTTCTTTGAGATCCTGTAAGACCTCAAGCTGCCACTTACGCGGACCTGTGAAGTGTTCCAGTGGCGTGCCAGCCTTACCCCACGGGAACGCCATCCTCACGAACGCGACCGGATCGTTCTTCACCTGCGCCGACCATAGGGTCGCCATCAGCTTCTGCTCTTCGTCCGCTGAGTAGATCGGCACTTGCATCTAATATCTCTCCCTGGATCACGCGCTGCTGCGCCTCTTCTAGCGCCGCTATGATGGATATGCGTTGCTCGACTTGGATCTGCACCGACTGCGGGGCTGTCCAGCGATGTACGTGCTTGAGGATGTCCAGCGCCGCCTTCGTGTCGCCTGCGCGCGCCGCGTTGTGCAGCACCTCGGACATTTCCGCCTCGCCCTCGGCGCGTCCTTTCTGCTCAGCATACTCCGCGATGGGGTCGAACTGCACCAAGCGCCGATACTCGGTCGGGGTCATGCCCGCGGCGTAGGCGAGCGTGTCGCCCTTCAGCCCTTTGCGGGCGGCGAGATAGATGCGCTCTAGGACGGCTTCCGTCGCCTCTATTTTGCGCGGCTCATATGGGAGAGACTCGAACATAAAGTCTTTTACCATTAAAATAAAAAATAAAAAAGTTCGCGTGATGGCTGCGTATTTCTTAAAGGAGATCCCTCGGCCCAGCCCCCCCTATTTGTCAACGCCACCTGCGTTAAGGTTAACGCTTAATGACAACGCGGCTCATGTTAACGTTACGCATTAAGGTTAACCAATAGTCAAATAGTCATGGAGATGCGAGGTCAATGCAGACATAAGTTATGTTTACAAACATAGTCATATAGTCATGGAGATGCGAGGTTGGTGCTAGGTCGCCATGTGATGACTGCGCGGGGCTCGACAACGCGGCGGCGGGGCATAGTCAATAGTCATGATAGTCATGGATTTTAGATGCAAGGTTGCGCCCGTGTTCTGTATATCATTCTGTATACATTTATACAATTGGTATGAGTATTACACACCCATGACTATTTGACTATTCGTAAGCCGCGCCTCGTCTTGAGCCCGCGTCGCCCACGACTATTCCATAACTATTTCGTAACCATTCCGACATTTCACCAAAAGATTTGTTGCAATTATCCACAGTCCGTGGTCAGATAACATATCCACAGAAAGGAGGGATAGTCATGTATCAAGTCTACGTTTTCCGCCATGACTATTGGTTATTCGTCGATTCAATCTGTGACTTAGCCGCGGCGCAAGCGCTTGCGGCGCGCATTGGAGGGGTAGTGCTATGACTATGACGGCGTATGAGGTGGCGATACAAACGGCCGATCTTCGGCTGTCGCGTGTTGAGGTGACGACTACGAAAGCGGAAGCAATCAAAACGGCGCGGGAACTAGCTAGAACGAGCGGCGGTAAGGTGGCGTGGGTTCATGTGTTTAATATCCCGACCGCGCTGTCTGTTGTGTCGTTCCAAGCGTT